TTCCGCAAAATGAATGGCGGCGTTTTTCATCATGTCATCAACAAGTTTCTCAATTGTCTTGTTAATCTCCGAGTCGCTCATTCCGTTTGCGAAAGCGTCAACAAGTGCATCTTTTATATCGTCTGAAATTTGAGGTACTGTTGTTTGTGTTAAGTCCTCTGCGTATGAGTCCATGGCATCATCCAAATCTTTCTGTGATTGTGTTACGTCTTCTTTAAGTGCTTCGTATTCTTCTTCGTCAAACCCTTTTTTCCCTTTCTCGGCTTCCATTTCCGCAAGCCTTTGTTTTTGTTCTGCGAGCAACTCCTTTTGTTTATCAATTGCGTTTCTTTCCATATTGTAACGTTCGCTGCTGTATGTGCGAGAAATTTGATATTCAAGTTTCTTATAAGCATCTTCCAGTTCTTTTACTTTCGTCTTGTATCTTTCCAACTTCTCTTCCTTATCTTTGTTGGCAAAGTAAGTTATTGCCTTGACGATTCCCTTTATCACAGCCATTGCAGCACCTATGGCTGCAAGTATGACAGACGCTGTTTCAACTGTCTTGATTGCAGCCGCCGCTCCTGTTGCTGCTGCCGCTTCTCCGGCAACGCTTGTTTTTGCCAACGATGTTATCGCTTCGATGCCGGCACTTGCGCTTGACAGTACTGTTGTGGCTGTGTCCAATACGGTTTTAACTGTTTCTGCAGCTTCTCCCTTAAGACCATCTATAGCATCAGAAACTTGGCTTGTAATCGAACCTACAGCACTCATGCTGGAAGCAACTGCATTAGCTGCAGTTGCTAAATCTCCATTGGATACAGCATTCTTCAAATCGTCGAATGCTACCTTTAGTTGTTTGAAAGGATTTTGCGATGCAATTTCGCGTCGCATGTCCTTTAACTTCTTGAGTATCTTTTTTATGTCTTTATCCTTGATGTCTGTCGGAAACTCGATTTTGCTACCTTCAATGTCTGAAATCAATTTGTCAAGTGCTTCAACAGTCACTTCGTCGAGACCATCCAACGCATTTCCAAGCACGTCGTTTTCCAGGTATTCATCAACCATCTTTTGTAAGTCTTTTTTGTAAGACTCGTTTATTCGATTTAACATCTCATTGTCACCGCTTTCAGTTGCTAATCTGCGCTGCTCATCGTATTTTTTTGATAGGTCTGCTTTACGCGATTCAAATGTGGCGTATTCTTCTGCTAGTGCATCGTATGACTTCTCCGTTTGCGTCTTGTAACGCTGTGATAGGCTGTCCATCTGTTTTAAGATTGCACCCATCTCATTGCTGTCAGTGCTGCTTGCTAACCTATTTTCCAACTTAGCCATGTCTTGCTGATACTTCTCATAGGCTGTTAGCTTACCTTCAAGATAGTCGTAGTATTCTTGCTGTGCAGCTTTGTATTCATCCTCAATTCCCTTTGCTATCTCTTCGCTTTCATGTTGAAGTCGCTCGGCCTTTGCGTTGTCAATGTCGCTTCCGTCTCCGGATAACTCCTTTCTTTTCTGCTCCACAATTGATAGTTTTTCAAGGAGGCTGTTCGCTCCATTCAGTTGTCGTTCTAGCTGTTTGTCAAAGTCTTCAAGTATTGTCGTTTTTGTCTCGTCTGCTATCTTTTCGTTGATTGTATTCAACTGCTTCTGTTGGGCCGCCGTTCCGCTACCGTTCATTTTGTTCATAAGATCGTCGCGCTGCTTTTTCAAATAGTCAAGATAGTTCGCACCCTCTTTCAACAATTTGTCGAACTGAGTCTTTGCCGCGTTCTGGAGTATTTCATCTGTGCTGTTTGCCCATTTAGCTAGTTGCTGGTACTGCTTCTTTCTATCTTCCAACTTCTCCGCGTATGAGTCTTTTCCGCTGCTTCCGGTCTTGTTTCCTGCTCCTGTTATTCCGTCTAATGTCTTTTGAGCGTTGGCAATTTCCTTTTGCACTCGTTTGTATTCTTTCGGGTCGCTGATGTCTTTAAGCGCATTTTGCTTATTTTGGATTACTTTCTCGTACCAACCAACAGTACCTTTGCTATATTCATTTGCAGCCTGTATTCCGGCTATTTTCAACTGTCTGCTTCCCTCTTTTTCTGCTTCGATGGCCCTGTCGTATAGGTCTTTTATCTGCGCGTCTATTTCTTTAATCTCTCCCTGCTTCTTTTTTGCCTTTCTGTTTTTGCCTTGCGACTGATAATCTTCCATCTGCAGCTGCTTGTTCAACATATCTGCATTCAGTTCCGCTGCTTTGTTTGTCGCAGCCAATGCCTTTGCCTTGGCTATCTGTGCTGCTATAAACGCTTTTTTATTCTTAACAAGTAAATTTTCTGCTTGTTCTACATTTTTAACCTTGACGCCTAGCTTTTCAAAAGCGGATGCGTTGTCTTCAACGAATTTCTGCTTTGCTTTTATGTCGTTTCCGAGTCCGTTCCACGTTGATGCAAGATTTTCAATGTTTGATATAGGCTCTTTAGCACCGTCAGCGACTTCCTTATAATACTTTTCCTGCTCTTCCTTTGCTTCTCTGCTGTGCTTAGTCAACAATTTAATAACAGCTAATAATGCCGTAACACCTGCAATTATCCAACCAATTACTGGTACGCTCTTAATTGCGGCGCCAACTGCCTTAAACGAAGCTGACAACAGAATATTTGCACGTCTGAATATGTTTGCTCCAGTGGCAGCTGCTGTTGTTGCAACTGTGTTGGCCGTTGTTGCAGCGGTTGATGCTTCGTTGGATACCAAGCTTCCTTTCTTTGCTGCGTTTGCCTGCTGCTGCGCTATCGCCTCATTGCGTTTGGCTTGTGCATTTGCTTTGCTTGAGGCTTCGTTTGCTTTCTCTGCCAGTGTCTCTGCTGCTGTTTCAGTTGATGAAGACACAAGTGCTGCATTCCCTCTTTCCATCTCTGTGACAAATGCCTCACGCGCCTTGTTAATTATAGTAAGCGATGCTGCGCTGTCTTTGTTGAGTGTATCTGCAACCTGCTGCAATCCGATTGTAATTGCCATTATGCTCTGCACTCGAGTCATTATCTCATTCAAATTCTCGTTTTCACCTGCAAACATTCCGACCGCCCCTTGTGCTACACTCATGGCACCGGCTACTCCGCTGACAGCAGATATCACGCCTTGAAGTCCTGCGTTGTCGTGGCCCAATATCTTGGCTTGCTGCTGCGCATCTCCCATTGCATCTGTAATTCTTGCAACCTCGACTTGCATTCGCTGATAAGCCTCAGATGCATGTAGCGCCATAACAGACTGAGCTCCTCCTGCTTCTTCCGCTGCCATTTCTTGCTTAGCCATTTCTTCTCTGAGTTCTCTCGTTCTCTGTCGAAATGAAACTTGCCGCTGTTCATTCTTTCCCATGTTGTCGGCGAGCTTGTTATATGCGTTTTCTTCCTTCTGTAGCTCCCCTGTCAGTCGTTCTACCTCATCGACAATTTTTTTACGCTCCCTTATCTGTCTTCCGAGCGCAGCTTCTTTTTCAGACAGTTCCCTAAACTCCTTGTCTCCTTCTGCCGTCGCTTTTTGGAATGCTGCAGACGCTTTTGCTCCGATTTCCTTGTACGTGACTTCAAGTCCCTTTATGGCTTCTCTGTTCTCATCTCCTACAGCTGTAAGTTTATCCCATGCCTCGTTAATCTTTGATGCGGCGGCTGTGAGGGAAGTCTGCGCGTCCGCTCCTCCCTGCTTAGCAGAGTCTGTGAAGTTCTTTATGCTTTCCTTGGCCTCGTCCAAGGATTTCTGCAGCTGGTCTTTTTTGGCTATCAGTTCAAAGTCGAGCGTTCCTATGGTCATACTATCTATATCATTGAATTAATTTGTTGTATAATATCATCTGTGTTGTCCGCTGTCAGCGTTTGCCGTATCGGTTTGCTTTGGTTAGGGTTTTCTTCAGTATCGCTCTGTGGTAAGTCAACCATAATTTTGTGCAAAGTAGCCCACGGTATGCGATGATGCAAATCCCACCATGACCAACCAAAGTGCTTGCATATCGCACCACGTCGGCCATAAGGTGACTGCATTCCTATTATTCTATCCGGCTCTGCCTCGGTTTGGTGGCCACGCTTTCCGTCTCTGCCGCCATCAGCCGGATAGAGTTTGTAAAATCCGCAAGGTTGCAGACACTCAAACATGCCTCGCAAAGATTGAACAACTTGGACGGTGTGATGTGTGTGTACATTATCGTTTCAAGCTCCGCAAGTTCTTTTTCGTCAGCACGGTACCTTCCGTTCTCAAAGATGAAATAGTCTTCTCCAAGCACCATTACGGCTATTATCTTTGCCATATTGTGTGCTTCAACTACTGTTGACTTTGAAAAGTCTAACAGCTTATCATCTGGCGTTTCCTTGACCATTTGCTCATAATGCTCAAAGCGGAGCATGTACGGTGCCATCCTGTCAAGTGTGCTTAACGTGGGCTGGTACACGCGGAATGTAAGTGTTTCTTCGTCCGTTGTGGCTTTCTTGAAAAAGCGTCGTATGCCTTTGGCGTGGTTTCGTATCTTGCGCTTCACGGTGAAGTGAAATCCAATGTCGCACAAACGCTGCTGTTCGCGCTCCTGTAGTTCTATTGTGGTGTCTTCTTTTTCCATTATCGCGTATGTTTATAAACAAACCCCACCGACTACGGTGGCCAGTGGGGTTCTAGTAAAGATGATAGTGTCCGTTAGTTTATTATACTTTGGTAAGTGTCATCTTTTTTGTGCTGGTATTGGTCGGAGTCATCACTTTCGCCTCCACGTGCAGCAACATAATGGAGCTTGCGGCAAAATTGCCGGTTAGGTTGGCTGAAATGCTGGCTCGCGGGACTTCAAAGATAAATCCCTGTTTGGGTGTTATCTTCAATGACTGCTCAATATCGGACACGCTGTCTGGTGCTTCCCACTTGTCGTTGTCGGCAAGTGTCGGTTCGCTTTTTCCGGCTGTTCCGCCCAACATCTGGGCGAGAACCTCAGGAGCTGGGTTCATGATGTCAAAAGCAAATGTAATTGCACCTGCCTTTTTGCTGACAAGGACTGGGTCATCGACTTCTTCCGCAAAAAACTCGGTAGCGGTTGGAACCTCCATGGTGAGTTGTGCGCTGTCTTGGTTTGTGTAGCCGAGCTGGGATAGGGTAGACCCCATACCTCCGTCGTTCCCAATTGCGCCCATCTCAATCTTTGATAAGCCTAATGTGAATACTTTTACCATAATCGTAATTTGTTTTTAATTTTTATACATTTTCCATTCAACACGTATATTGTTGTAGTGTTCAGCTCTGGTTGTCTCGGCAAATACTGATTCGGTTATTCTCTCAATAGAAAAATTAGTACGGTGAGTTCCAATGGCTACAAGCACAAGCTCTGTTAGTTCCGATAGTCTGATAACGTCAGGCTGTAGCTGCTCCGTTCCGTCAATTTGTGCTAACAAGTCTGGACAATGAACGTTGATGTTGGTATAACCGCTGTCCTCCGTGCTACTCTCATGTTCAACACTGTTGGTAATAACGACGATACATTCTTCTGTGTCGCGTCCATCAACTCTGTTGGCATTGTAAATGCTTCCTTTCAGCTCACTTACGAGGCTGTTGTCAGCTTTAAGCCATTGGTAAAATAATGCGTCTATCTCAAGTTTGTTCATATCCACATTCGGCAATGCAGCCGTCCGTTATCGAATTTCATACATTTTCCTTGTGCCACGACCTCGCCGGTCTTCTTCCAGTCGGCAATGTTTCCGTCTGTAATCTGTCCGTCTGTGTGTTTGTTTCGCGTTATCAACACTATTGTTCCCTCGTTGATTCGTGTGGTACCAACAGGTAACTGAACCAATGAAGCGAATACGATGACTTTTCCGTCGGCAGTTGAAACGGTGCTTCCTCTACCGTTTGTTTCCTCCCTGCATATCCCAACATGCTGCCATGTGCCAGACTGCTGTGTCCATGCGCCGGTAGCGTCTTGTATGCTCTCGCTGCTGTGCGAAAGCATAAACAAGTGCTGATAGTATTGTGAGATGTTCACCATAAGTCGCTGCGTCCTTTCACTTTAGGTTGAGTAACGTCCGCAATTCCGAGTTCACGACACATTCCGCTGTACCACAACTTCACTGCGTCAATGTTCCACGTCAATGAATAACCTCCCTCGCTCACGTTGCACAGCGGCAATACGGCTGCTATCTCTCTGCATAATGCAAGTTTTGCAGTCTTTACCACAACATCGGCTGTTGGGTCTGGTATAAGCTCGGATTGGTTGGTAAGTATCAGTTCAACTTCTGCTGCGCTTACGTTCAACCGTTCCGTGCTTTCAGTTATCCATTCTCTGTAGTTCATAGCTTCGTATTGAATAAGGGGCGGTGCGTTGACCGCCCCTCGGTGGTTTCTTTTACTTGTTCCACGTGTTGTTAGCCACGTCCATAAGGTAGCTGCGCGAGCTGGAAAGCCAGCCTGGGAATACGTTTGCAAGACCAATTGTGACCTCGCTGATGGGTTCCTCGGTGCTGAATTTCTTGATGCAAGTGTAGCCGTTCATGACCTTGATGGCGGCGGTGCCTTTCAACTGCATGTCGACGGGGGTGGTGTAGTAGGTATTGCCGAGTACCTTGTCTTCACTGAAAAGTACAACGTTGTCCTCAAATGGGTTGCCACTTGTTCTGCTTCCGTCTTCTTGTTCAATTGTGATGTCTTGGTCAATGACCACAATCTGCAATCCGCGCAAGTATGGGAGGTTCGCCATGGTCTTGTTGACCTGCTCAACGCTGGGGGTAGTGCTGATGTCAAGTGCAACTGCAAGGTATGATGCGCAAAGATCTTTTACCTCCTTTGTATCTGCAAATTTTGTGAACGTGTCGAGGTTCATAAAAGCATATTTCAGCTTGTAGCCTTTGGAGCGACCGGCCTGCACGATACCTTTGAAATCTACTGTAAGTGGCTTGGCACTTGTTGAAAGGTTCCATGCTGCTGAACCAGTCTGATAACCCTGCAACTGACCAAGTTCCGAAAGACCATAGTTCACGTCGTACTCGCTGACGATGCCAATGTTGTTTTCGGCTGTGAAAGTCAGTTTTCCGAGTGAAATCTGCTTTAGTGCCATCCACTCAACGCGGCTTGCAACGCCGTTCCAGCATTCCTGCGTGTCGTTCGCCCAAGCCTCTACAAGTGCGCGTTGGTTAGGGTTGTTCTGCGAAAGTGCCAACAGGATGTAGTAGTCGTTAAGTTCGTTTTCGTCCAATTCTTTCTTAAACGAAACTTTTGGGATGTCACCTTGCACGCGGGCTATTGCCTCGCGTCTTTTTGGTGAAATGCTGCTTCCACGCGCGACAACATCACCGGCTACACGGAGACCAGTCTGCATTTCTAGCGACTTCCACGTCAGCGTTGTGTTGAGTTTCACAGGGAATAGGGTAGGGTGGTAAAATGGATTGAGGTCATAGGAGCGTACAACGGCGTCCATGTCTTTCTCGTTAAGACCCTGCATTAATGATTTCTGCATGTGTAAATCCTCCTATTGATTAAATTAATACAATACCTTTCAGCGCGTCGGAAACTATTCCGAGAGCTGGAATACAGGTTTTTTTGACTTGGCCAATCGTGACCACGTTTGCGGGGCGGTTGGTGAGTGAGTCAACGTCGTAACTCTCGCCAACAAGGCCAACTGGTGTGTACTTGTATGCTCCTGCGGTTGCGCCGCTGGATGCTCCCTGCACAATGACGGCTCCGGCTGCAATTGCAACGCCAAGGGTGGTGCCGATGGTGATGTCATCCTTAGTGCTGTCGGATTCGTTTGTTGAAATTCCTGTGACAGCGTAAGACTTTCCGCCGATAACGGCAAATACAAAGTCGCCGACTTTTAAGTTGTGGCCTTTCTTAACGGTGAGCGTTGTGGCTGTGTTGTTTGCTGAGGATGAAAGCTCGGCGGTCTTTACAATGTGGTAAAGTCCGTTGCTGTCCATTCCAACTGGCGTCCCCTCTTTGAGGTATGTCTGTGCGAAGTCAGCCGTTGCAACGTTGACACCGTTAGGAATATCGGCCAGTTTGTGTGTGAACGCGTGAATTACGCGCTCGTCTTTCTTTCTGGTAATCTGAAGTGCCATGATTAATTGTTTTTACTTGTTAAATTTTTTTGCCTCCGAGCGTGTCGGACTTTGTCTTGTCAGAGATGAAGTCTTCCACTCCTTGCGACACTCCGTCTTTGTTTGGTGCTCCCATAATTGGTTTTGTTGCGCTTAATCCCGCGTCTGCCATTTCCTGCACGTATTCGGATGCGTTTGTCTTTATCTGCTCAAGGTAAGCGTTAAATGTCTCATCATTTTCAAAGCTTCGCCCATCAAATCCTTGCATCACCGTTTTTCGGTAACTCTCTGGTATGGACTTCTGCTCAGTAAATATGGCTTCAATCTGCCCTCTGCGCGTATCTGCTAATTTTGAGTTCGTGATTGATGCAACTGCGGATGTAAGCCCCTTAGTTGCGTTTGCAACGGCCTCATTAATCATACGTTGAAGTTCCTCTTGTGTTGGTTGTAATCCATTCTGAGGTGTTTGCGGTGTTGGTTGGTCCTGCTTCTGTTTTTCGGTAAGTTCGTATTTCGCGCGAATGCTCTCTTCGCGTGTCTGTGCGGCCTTGCCATTTTCAACGTCTGCAGACTTTCTCCAATCCTTGATGTAGTTGTCAACGCTATCGGCGGTTAACTTCTCTACGATTGCGCTAGCTTCATCATCTGTTGCAATAGTCAGCGCGAGCGAATTGGCCAACTGTTGTAAACCGTCTTTTCTTGCGCCTTGAAACTTGGCTTCAAGTAGCTCAAAAATCTTTTTATTCATCGTATTACAAATTTTTGTGTGTATTAATTTACCTTGCAAAGGTATCGTATTATTTTAATACGAGAGTAGAAAGTTATTGATATTTTACTGAAATATAATATTTATTATATTGTATTACAATAATTTAATATACATAAAACAACTTTTTTTTGACACGTCGTAAATACTTCGTAATTTTGCAACATGAAACCAACTAAAGAAACATACATTGCGGCTGTCGCTTTTGCGTCGCTTGATGGTTTGGACGAAGTGTCCTATGACGTCATTTTAAACGGCTGTGTTGTTTATTACGCAACTTGTGAGGCTGAGGCTGGCGCGTGTGTCGGTTATCCTCACTTTGTCATTGTCAATGAAAAACTTGAATGCCGCTACGCAACGCCCGAAGAATGCCTTGAAATTATGGACTTGGAACAGTAGAAAATCAATTTTCACGTTACGTGTAAGCGACTTAACATTTTGTGTATTTGGTATATAAAAAATAAATTTTGCCATATCGTTCAAATTGCGTATCTTTGCAATTTGAAATATTAAGCCTCAATGCTGCTGTAGGTTGTAGTCCTATAAACCAGATTGGGGCTTAATCTTTTTTCAGCCCTTTCAGTACCGTTTCACGCTCAGATAGACCATGAATGGCAAGACCCCTGCCTGGGTAATCAGTTATTACGACCCATGCCTTTTTTCCCTCAAACGTTATTTCAACAATGTGCGATTTGTGGCCTTTGTAAGTGTTATATCCTTTGTAAACTCCTTTCTCTATAACCTCCCCAATATTGAGCAATAGTTCATTCTTGGACGCTATATGGTCATTTGGCTGATTCAGCCATTCATTTATTCCTCTCTTATAAATTCTAATGTCGCCCTTTAGTTCTGGGTGATGGAACACTTTGTTAGTCAATGTGCGTACAGCAATTTTCACAATCTCCGCACGGCGTTGCCTCAAATCATTCGGCAATGGTGAAATCGGTTCGTCGCCAATCGTGCCGGCTGTTCCGCCGGCCTCCTGCACCTTTATGTAGTCTTGCAGCTCCTTGGCAAATTCAGGGTATTTCTTTAGTTTCTTTTGGTACCATTTCCATTCGTCTGTATATTTAGTTTTATTATAAATATCATACCAAGACTTTAAGGCTCTTTGCTTTTGCTCTGCCTGCTTTTTATCAAACGTTGCTTTGTCTGTAATTGCTTTAGTTGTGCCTTTCTTTGCCACGATTCCTTTGATGATGTCCGTGTTAATCATCTTATCATCTATTCGCAATACATTAACGCTGTACTTGTCTATACGTGCTACAAAGTCTTTAATGTCCGAAGTCTTTCCATTCTGCGGATCATAATAACGTGCCGTACCGTCTTTAAGTCTTTCCATCGTAATAATATGTCCGCTGCGTTTTCCTTTCCATCCCCAATCAATGTGGTAACGCCCTGGCGTTGAAGTTGCGTTGTCTATCTTGTCAATAAGTGCTGTGGATTGGTTGACTTCTCCAGAAGCACTGCAATTAGTCTTCGTTGGCTTATTTCCTGTAGCTGTGTCTATCCAAGCATTTGCAGTGTCTTTTGAAAGCTCAAATGGCGCATTTCCTTTTCTATTTGTATTGTTCAAAGCTTCAACGTCGTAACCACGTCTGCGCAACTCATTAGCCACTACGCAAGATTGGCAATTAATAGTATAACCGTCGCCGCTTCCACTTACGAAATGTGGGTTACCTCTCTGTTCGTTGGCTTGCTCAAAGTTCATAAGTTCGCCGCGAATAACGCCGATTAGCTGTTCAACCTTTTGTTCGTTCTCAATCCATTCTTGCTTCTGTTTCTCTGTTAAAAGGTCATTTGGCATATTTGGTGACGTGGGTTTAGTAATTACAATGGTGGATGCTGTTTGAATACCCTCGTTTTCTTTTATCCATTGCGGAATGCTTCCGCCATTCTTTTTCGCGTATGCTATTCGTTCTTTGTTATCTTCAAGCCAATCGGTGTACTTCTTTGGAAACGGTGTTTTGGAAGCTTTGCGTTCCATCTGCTTGACGGCTGTCGCTTCTTTCCCATCTCGCTTTGCCTCTCTGTCTTCCTTTCTAGCTTCCAACAAATTGCGAAAGTCGCTTTTCCCGACAGTCACCGGTACCATATAACAGCGACACTGCGGATGCCATCCCTCCCACTTAAACGTTTTAGGATATACACCTGCAAGCTTGTCGCAAATGTCAGTCAATGGTACCGTCTTTCCATTGACGGTGGTTGTGTGATTGCTGCTCAATTTAATTTCGTATGCCGTGACTAACGGGTTGTTTTGGTAGCTCTGCCACTCGGCAGCTCTGTATGCCTGTGTCATTTCGGTTCGTGCCATACGAAAAGCATTCTTGAAACTGCTTCTATACACGCCATGCCCTGGGTGATAATCCTTTGCAGCATCGCTGCGTTCCAACTTGCCTGTCTCCGGGTTATATACGCTCTTTTCGTAACGGTGCTGGTCCAATAGATACGGCCTTATGCCATGTGCCACTTCCTGCGGGCTTTTTCCCTCCTTTATGCCGTTCTGTATGATGATTTCCAACTCATGCTTTGCGTTCTGCTTCCATATATTGCTGCTGGCTCGGATGCCTCCGCGCCGCTCATTCATCCGTTCCAATGCCGTAACTCCCTGCTTCCTGAGCTGGTCTGTGGCTGCGTCGCAAATGTCAGTGACCTCTTTCTTCTGTTCTTTGCTTCGTACTCCGAGGGCTTTGATAACGTCTCCTTTGACGTACCTCTCTCCCTGTCGGTAACATGAAACTATGCCGTTGGCGATGATAGTCTGCACCTTTTCCGACAGCTGCTGCAGCAACTTATCGGCATGTGCAGCCGCTTGTCGGTTTCCGCTCCAAGTGAAATTTTCGCCGCTTTCTATGGATTGACGCACCTCGTTAATCTCTACGGCGGCTTTGTATGTGCTGCCGTATATCTTGATGAGCTGCTTTTCAAGCTTCGCCAAATATATTAATATCTTCTGTTGGTTAGAGTCCATGTACCTGTTTAACGTCTTCTAAATATCCTTTGAATATATTTTTAAGCTGCTTTGCAGATCCTGTCAGTACGTCATAACCCTTGCTTTCAACGGCTGCTGCATAGTCTGCACCTGCTACAATAACGGCTACAATTCCATCGGAATACTGTGCCGCCACTTCGTCTGCCGTCTTCTTTGCCGCTTCCTGACCGCTTCCCTGATAGTCCTCAACGACCAACGTGCCGTTGTTATACAGCGCATAACCGATGCTGCCCCTCAAATATCCTGTGTTGTCAATATAGTTAGGCTGGTGCGGTTCTTCTCGTTGTATGACTGGCGGAGATGGCAATTCCCTTGCCATCTTCACCACGTCCATACACGCCTGTTGCATTGCGATAATGATATCATCGAGCAATGCCTCGGCTTCCTCTTCGGCTTTGCTTATTATCTCATCAATATTGAACCTTGCTTCTATCATGTCTGCTGTTACTCAGTAGGTTCCTGCTTAAATATGTCTTCCATACTGTTTGCTGCGCCATCTTCCTCTTCAATCAACGCAATCTCTCTATCCACGTCGTCAACTTCGTTGTACTTGCGAACTGCCGTGCGGCGGCTCATTATGGCCTTGTTTCCTGTGGCTGTCATTAGCCTGTTTGTTTCGGCCTGTTCATCGCGCAATGAATATGGAGTTATCTCAGGCTCAATTGTCAGTGATTCACATGCAGCCGCAAATTGTGAGTCTCTCGCGTTCATCTGGGCGAGGTAAGCCTGGATGATACTCGTGCGGCGTTGCATGTATTCGTCGAATATTTCACACTTATCCATGACTTTTAAATGTGCGTCCATAAACATAAGTTCAAGGGCGACACCGCTCACATTAAGTCCCTTTACGCTGTCAAACGAAATATCTGGAGTTTGTGTTATTGTGTATATCATGCGGAGTAATGTTTCAATTTCCAACTTGATACTTTCTGGTGCTTGACTCCAAGTAAGGTAATCTGCGCTTCCGTTATCATCCATTTCGATGATGCTGCCTGCGTCTCCTTTCTTGCTCCAGCGCAATATATCTCCCTTAACTACTATCTTTGGAGACGCGTGGTAGTCGTTTGTGTCTGCGAAGTTGCTCAACAGCTTCTCAAGTCTGTCTATGAGGTTCTGCACATCTGCCCACTCCACTTGTTGTTGTGAACCATAAACGACTGGTATCTTGCCAATCTTGTTTTCCAAAGGATAGCCATCTACAAGTTGCCACCCTCCTGTTGTATTTTCCCAAATGTAGTGTAACTTGTCCGTGTATGTCTCAAAGTAAACGTGTTTTTGCTTCTTGTTGTCGTCGCGGCTATACTGTCTGCTGAATGCCAGCATATCTCCCGTCTCATCGAAATATGGAAACAGAGCATCACCGTTCAATGGTGAAAGTGGTATGCACCGAAGTTTGTATTTGCTCTGAAATCCATATTTACCGTTGGGTTTCTCCACTGCATACCATAGTTCTGCGGCTTCAGTTGAACTGAATATAGAACGCGCCACTCTTCTGTTTAGTGTGTTGCTCTTCACGTCTGCCAGCACCTTTCTCACTGCTTTCAAAACTTCATCTTCCTTGCCTCCCTGCTCGGTGTCTGCATTCAATAACACAGGGTTCCCAAAGGTGAATGCAACTGCTCTGCGAACTATGAGTTTTTGAAGGGCAAGCGATATACGCGCAACCTTTTCGATTCGGCGTGCTTGTTGGTCTCCTCCACCAGTCACTACGCTTTTCACTTGTGACGCTTCCAATTCGCTCACGTCTTCTGGATCTATCTTAACCCACTTATCTGGGCGTAATACAGTGTTGTTTACGGAATGAAGTTTCGGTTTCAGTTCCGATTCGTAATCAGCAATTGGCGGTATCGCAGTTGTGCGTCCGCTCATCAGTTCCGTAATTACAGCTTGCTGGTCTTGCTTCGTTGTTAAAAATTCGTTAATATCCATATCTTAATGTTTTACAAATAATCGCTTGCACGTCCTCTTTGTCCGTTCTTTGGTCTCATTTCGATAGTCCCTGTTAATGCATCTGGAGCATCGTCGTGTTTGTTGCGTCCTACTTTCATGTGGTAATCAAGAGCGTGTGCAAACTCCGGCCACATTTGGCGCCAGCCAACTGGAAAGTATGTTATGTTTTGAACCTCTGCTGAACGTGTGAATATGCGCGTTTCCTTATTAGCCGACTGATGAAACCATTTAATGCGTGTTTTGTTGTTTCCAATCATTCGTAACTGCTTCTCCACGTTTCTGGCAAATCCCCTTCCACCGTTGTTGCTTTCGACAATTGCTTCATCAACTTGGTCGTTGCTCATCATCTGCGCAGTTGAAGTTTCGGTGTATTCCATCGGCTTTTGTGTGAATAGCACGTTGAGGATATAGTTAGCAAATTCAGTTTCAACGTAATCTATACTGCATAGGTAGTCCGTACCCTCATCCGCCGTGTCAGTATAGTTTTTAACCTTTCTGCGGCTGCTGTAGGGTATAATTTCAAATGTCTTCCATTCCAGTTCATACATAAGTCCCTCTAACGGCTTCGGATTTTGCATGTATTGAGTATCGAAGACAAATGCGTTTTTTTCCCTCAACTTGTGAAGCTCTTCAACGGTGTGCTTGAACGGCCATAAAGCGTGTTCAACTCCGTTCTTGTCTGTGCTTAATGCAGGCAACGATAAGACCTCCCATTCTTCGGGTTCGATGTTCATCAAGTACCCACATAGGTCGTTTTCGTCGAGACGCTGCATGATTATGACAATGGGCGTGTTTCTGCTGTTAACGCGGTTTCGGATGGTTGTCTCAAACTTGTTGTTAACCTTATCCCTCAATAGACTGCTGCGTGCATCGTCTGGCTTGATTGGGTCGTCGATGATAACTGCACCTCCGAAAGTGCTTTCGTCTGCAACTGCTGACAAATCATCGAGTGCTTCGTCTAAAGTATCATCGCTTTCCATATCAACGACACCTGCTCCAAATCCTGTTACCTGCCCTGCACTGCTCACAGCATAGAGACCGCCACCGTCACTAGTAAGCCATTTACGGCTGTTGTAGCTGGTAGGTTGTACATGTGGAAACATGCGCCGGTATTCAGGCAATCGTATTATGTCCTGTACGCCCTTGCTGTTATCTCGTACCAAATCATCTGAATAGGAGAGGTGGATGAACTTTGCCTTGCTGTTAACAGCAAGCCCCTCGGAGATGAAGTGCTTTACTGCAAGTTCAGTCTTACCATAGCGAGGCGGCATGTTGATAATAAGACGCTTTGTTTCTCCTTTCAGTACCTTGTCAAGAGCATTGGCAATGGCTACATGGTGCTGCCCAACGACAAACTTACGCTTGTACGCGCTCTTGAAAAAATAGCGAGTAAAGTTAAGCGTGCCTTGCATAATCCATGTTTTTACAATATCAATGTCCCTGACTTCCATGTGTCTAATATTCCTTTTCCAGCCCGTTGAGCAACTCCTTGGCTTCTTCCTTAGTCAGTACCCTTGCCGGTATCAAGTCCATACCGTTGGCTCCAGTTAGTTCTACCTGCTGCCGTGCCTTTCCGCAAACGTGTTCGCGGAGGCGTTCAAGTGTCTTACTGTTTCCTGATTTTGTCTCGATAAGTATTGCCATTGCAAGACCCCTTACGTAAATTGGTGCTTCTGTCTCTTTGGCAAGATTAGTTATCTCATCAAGCTGCATAGTCAGCAACGCCGACTCCCAATCAGCTATTTCTTCGTTGCTTAGTCCTGCGAATTTCTTTGCCTTTGTTTTCGGCATCACCTTTGCCAATACGCCTGGTACTCTGTTCTTTGGTCGACCTTTCGGGTTTCCGCTCTGTCCTTGTTTCCAAGGTGGGCGTAAGTTTTCGTTATTCATCGGTGTTAGACTTAAAAATACTCGGTGTTAGTCGTTTATGTTTCCAACATATACGGCATCGGTGCCGGTGAGTGCTGCATATCGTTTCAATATCACCTCGCAATATCGCGGTTCTTTCTCTACCATGTAGCATACGCGCCCAAGCTGCTCCGCTGCCATCATCGTGCTGCCGCTTCCTCCGAATGGGTCTAACACAATATCGTCTCGTTTGCTGCTGTTGCGTATCAGTCTTCCGAGTAGTTTCAGCGGTTTCATGGTGGGGTGTTCCTTGCTTGCTTGTGGCTTATCGCAATGAAGTATAGTTGTGGGGTTCTTTTCTTCGTCTCGGATGTCTTTAATGAATGCCAGCAATTCTGCTTTGCTCATGCTGTCGAAGTCCGGCATGTCCTCAATGACCGTGCGGTGATTGCGTTCCTTAACGAAGTAGTGGTTTCCGCCCTCTTTCCATCCGTACAATATTGGCTCATGCTGCCATTGGTAATCTTGCCGTCCAAGCACAATATTGTTTTTCACCCATATCAATTGCTGTTTGTGAAGGAAGTGAGCCGCTTCCATGCTCTCAATGAAGTTAACAGACTCACGGCTGGGATGGAAAATGTATATTGCCGCCCCTGCATTTGCCGCTCTCGCCACGTTGGTAAACGCTGTTTCAAGAAAAGTGCGGAATGCAGCCGGTGTCATCGCGTCGTTTTCAATCGCCGTCTCAATGCGCTTCCCTCCGTCTGCCTTGTTTAGTTCTGCGTTCTTGTCTCCATAGTTCACATTATATGGCGGGTCTGTGACTATGAGGTCTGCGTTTTTATCGCCCATAATGGCCGCAATAACGGTTTGGTCGGTGCTGTCACCACAGATGAGGCGGTGTCTTCCGAGCTGGAATATGTCGCCGTCCCTGTACTTGCTCTGCTTCGGTGTTTCTCCCTCTACGTCAAAATCCTTGTCTTCCTCCGCTTCTTCCTCTATGGCTGCGTCTGTGTCTAACTCCGGCACTTCGATATCACATGCGTTTATCAACGCTTCTTCCCATTCGTTTGCCAAGTCCTCGAAGTTCCATTCGCCAAATCCCGAGTTATCCTTTATGGTGTACGCGCGGAGCTGATCGGAGGTGGTATTCGGAGGCAATACCTTACATGGTGCATCAGAATATCCGAGTTCTTTAAGTGCCTCAAATCGCATGTTTCCACCGATAATAACATACTTGTTGCCGTGCTGGAATACCAACAGTTCGCGGTATGCTAGCATTTCTGGGTTCTCTATGATGCTCTGCTTTAGTTTAGCAAACGCCGCGTTCTTAATTGTTCGTGGGTTCTTTGGCAATCCATCAATCTGCCCCGTATTGCGCTCAAGCATGACCAGAGGCAACACAACGCTTTGTAATATCTTTGCTGTTGTTTTTCCGCCGGTTGTTTTTGGTGTCGGCTTTTCATTAGCCTCTTTCGTATTTGTCTTTATATTACTGCCTTTTGGCATAGAGTTTAAGTGTTACAATTCAAAATGCAAAATTACGAAAAATAGCATTATATTAATGCTATTTCTAGTTTTACTTATTGAAAAGTTATAAACTTTTCACAAAATAGGTTCAAGGTAGTCGTTGACAATGGTCTCAAATTCTTGCTCACTTCTGCATACGACGTATTTTCCCCCGTGGGATTCCATAATCCGTTGGTACAGGAGTTGTCGCTCTGTCTGTCTGCTTCCGCTCTCATTGGTTTTCATCTCAACAGCAAGGTAGTTGTACGTTCCGTTTGGCAAAAGGAGTATGAGGTCCGGGAAACCTGCACGTACACCCATGCGCTTGAACTTGGCAGCTTCTTTTGCGTTTCTGTAGCCTCCGTTTGGGCTGTGGTGCAATAGTAACGCCCAATCCTGATACTGATATGTAAACCAAGTTACGCAAGCGACTTGTATAAGGCTTTCAAGGTCTTTCATTACTCTATCGTTTATATATTAAAAAGAACAAAAACAAGGAGTATAACAATGGCTATGTAAGCTAATATCTGCAGGCAACCTTTTCGGTCTTCATCATACTGTTGTTCGTTGAAGTAGTCGTTTTCGTTTTCCATAATTACTTTATTTTTAATTAATTCATTAATTCATAATATTTTTCGCACTTAAATCCAATTCGCGGAACAAACTCCGAAAACGAATTAAGTGATTTATATATTTCTTTTCTGTTGGTATATCTCGCCAAGTCGCGTTGCCATTCTGGTACTTGATAATTTTTCATACCTATTGGACGATAAGGCTGTGCAAATGGAAGTATGCGTTTATATGTTTTCCAATGCTCAATGCGTTGCAGGCTTTCATCAAAATCGCTTGTAATAATGCAATAAAGAAAAAACTCTCCATTATATCCTGCTGCTCGTATCAGTTGTATGGCATTTTCGCATTCATCCACCTGCATGTGTGTGTCGCATCCAAAGCGTATGCGCTTTATCCATTTCACTCTGGCAAGCAAGTCGGCAATCTCTTTTGTCACCTTGCGTGCATCCAATGCTTGATTAAAATCTACTTTCCAACCGTTGGCTGCAATCTTTTCTATTTCTCCGAGTCCATATTCGCTGGCCAGTACATTGTTATCCATTAATATGGCACTTGTACGGCCTTTGGTAAATATATACTCTGCTTTTTCGTATGGTTTTATTTCACCTTCCTTCAGTGGAACACAACACCATTTGCAATGGTTTGGGCATCCACGTGTCAGAAATCCATAGGCAAGGTTATCGGGTATGTCTCCGTATATTGAGTAATCTGGTGTAACGTGTTCTATTCTATCATCAAGTTTTGTTTTCATGTCGTAACCTGTTCCACCCTTAACAACATTATCTGCGTTAATGCAATCTACCCAGTCTTCTGTAAACGAAAATATTTTGCTCATATACACTGTATCGTAACGCTGCCACGGATTGTACCATTCAACAGCATCTCCGTTTCCCTTATGCCATGCACTTATTTTCATAAGTGCAAGATTTGGGAAACGGTTTCGGCTGCGACAATCTACGTCTATTAATCCTATTTTCATTACTTTAATGGTGGGAGTTCCTTCCATCCCGTTGGTATTGTGCGTATGTTCATAATTTCATCTTCTTGTTAAGCTCTTTCCAGTCGCTTTCATCATAGTCAATCTTTGCGTTGGCTTTTGCTTCTTTCAATGCCAGTTCCAAAGCGTCTATGACCTCCAGCTGCTCGCATCCTGTCAGGCTTATCCACCGGACTGCCATTCCAAAACGATGGAACTTGATTCGGCTTAAATCACGCTGTACTGTCAAGTCAATTCCGAGTTTAACCTGTTTTGCTCTGTACATTTCATTTCGTTCGACCTTTGTTGCCTTTACATTAGGCATCTGCTTTTCGTAAACGTTTCCTCGTTCATCGGAAACTGTATTAATCTTGTTTTCCATAACCTCCAATTAAAAAGTCTAAGTATAGTCCTATAAATTGACGCCCTGCATACTCGGCAAGTTCTTTACTTTTGAAACAAAGCCGAGAGCCAATACCCGCATTCGCGACCGAGGGAGCGTTGCTCGTGTTCGCATACAGAAAACCGCAATACGCCCCGCTGTTAGCATTTGCTCCAAAGGAGATGCCTTTTTTTCGTTCCATATCGCTCAACTCATCCAATTCTTTTCGTGTGTAGAGCCAAAACCAGGGATAATACTTGTCTTGTTTTCTGTTTGTAAAGTCTGGTTCCCATCCTTCATTTAGAGCGGCTGTTATAATTCGCAATCGCAAATATGCCAATAAGTCTTTACTTGGTCGGCCAGTACTGCATATATTATTGTACTCTTTCACAAATACATTTTCTGGCCCAAGCTCTTCTTTGGCGTCTTGAAATGTCTTGATTATTTCCATAATAGTTTTACAGCAATATTTTTTGCCGATAATTTGCTCTATGGTAATTTTTGTGTTTGCGTCCCCATATTTATAGACCTGGCGCAAAGTCTTTTCGTTTATATCTACTTTCATGATGATTAATTATTTGAATGAGTTACATAATCTATATTTGTTTGCAAACTGTTTTATTGGGCTGTCCGGATGAAGACCTGCTTTGCATACGCCCATAAAATACTCGCCTGTCGTAACAGACCTACTTATACCCTCCGTGTCTCTCCTGAAATGAACGCAATCGGAGCAACGTACAATCTTGATGGCTTCGGCGCTACTCTTTCCTCTGACTACTATCCGTGCTGCCATATCGAAATGGTGTAAAGTGGATGATTGCAAGCTTTATTACACTCTCTCGATTTAATAACGGATTAAAAAAATCGATGAAGTCTGCTGCATCCGAGAACCCGTCGTTTGCGGCGAGCTGCTCAATTCCAACTCGCTTTTTCGTTCCGTCATCTGTCTCGACGTATGCCATGTAACCAGATGGTGTCATGTGAATGTAAAGCGGTTGCACTGCCGCCGTTTCTGCAGGAACCTCCGCAATGGTGTTCTGTTTATCCCTGTACGGTTTTCCGCTCCATTCTCGGATGCACAACTTTCCATCCGCCTGTCTCAATGCTTCAATCTTTGCCGACCAATATTCGTAATTGTCTCGGCATGTGTGTATTTTTTTCCCATTCTTAACAGCTTCAGCAAATCCGGTTGGTTGTCCGGAAAGTCGGTGCTGGTAAAAGTATTCTTTTGTTAACGTCACTATTACTTTCATTCTAATCCTCCTAAAATGGTAAACCGTCGTTTTCGTCATCCGGCATCGTCGGTGCTGCTTTCTCCGTTTGCTGTTGCTGCTGACTTGCTGATTGGCTTGGCTTGCTGCCGAGAAGGTTAATTTCATGCACTTGCATTTTCATTGTCGCCGCCGGAATTCCGGTATCTTTTCGCGTGAATGCTGTTGCGTATGCCCTTCCAATAACAACAACAAGCTGACCTTTTTTTAGATACGGTACAACGTTGTTGTTTTTCATGGAGCACTCAAACCATGTCGTTCGCTCCACGCTCACGCCGTTGGCGTTTTTTGTTGTAACTGTGTCCGCTATTGTGAACGTTGCAAACTGAGTCCCGTTAGCTTCCTTGATTTCAGCGTCTCGGCCAAGATAGCCGATAATCATCGTTTTCTGCATAATATTTGTTTTTAATCGTTTATATTTATTCGTGTTTTAACTGCCTCTTCCAACTCCCGGAATGTGGCATTATATTTTTTTTCGTCGTTGTAGATGTCTATGTAATGAAGTACTGTTGCGTAGCTCTTACCGATGATGCCTTGTATGTCCGAAACGCTCTTTCCTCTCTCTCTCATCAGCTGAGTTAATATCATTCTTGCATAAACGAGAATGATTTTTCGAGACTTGCTTGCTATATCGCTCATGTCAACCCGCAAGATGTCAGCAATTGGTTTCATGTACTTTGTTTTTTCGTCGCTCTGTTCATACATGACTTTTAGGCCTATCGACTGGGCAACAGAGAGCTCAGTAATCGCACCGGAGCTGTATATCCAATCAGGCAACATCATAATTGCGTTGCATCCCATCAGCAGCAATATGTCAACCACCATGTGCAACTCTTTTGGTGCATCAGCGCCCAAACCATTGTTCATCGGGTTTATCGCCTCATTCCCCTGATTCGTTATGGCATAGGATGCTCGCTCGAACTTGGCGGTTGTTTCTTCAATGTTTTCTCCGCTGATTTTTCCACTGATATAAATTCTCATAGACTTATGGTGTTATTTTTGGTTATTTTCTGTAACTATTTTGGTTAGGGTCGTAATTGAGTGTATTGAACATTTCCTTGAAGCGGTCATACAGACGGTCACCATATACCTCTTGCAATTCATCTACAATTCCACATTCGCTTTTCTTGGTTGTAAGATTGGTGGTTATAATTGTGAAACGCTGGTGCTGATATCGTTGTGTTAAAAGCTCTCCGACAGGAGATACTTCGTTACCGTAACTCTTCACGGTTGTAGGCTCAGTACCGAGGTCGTCAATACCTAGCAGTGGCGTTTCGGCAAGCTGCTTCAACTGGTCTCCGCCATCATCGCGTCCGAATGCCGCTATCTGCCGGGCGTCAACGATATGCAACTTTTTGTTTAGCAATACACTTATGCAGTCTCGTATGGCTAAAAGCATCGTCGTTTTTCCAATTCCGATGTAGCCTCTTAGCATTAGACCTGGCTTTGTGTGTGTAGTGAGCCATCGGCTCACTGTGGAAATTATCGTCATTGTGTTCTTGTCATAATCAAACTTGCATCCCCTCTTTTCGACTTCCATTATGTACGCATTTTCAACATACTTAGGCACTATGTCTTCATGTTCTGTTAACCGGAAAGTCGGTGCAGGCTTTCCGTGCTTCTGCGTGAGCTGCCTCATAAACCAATCAATGCTTCCGTCGTTCTCAGATTCACGATCCAATTGCTTCACTTTCTTCCAGTAAAGGCTGCTGACATTGCGTTGCTCTTCCGTCTCTCTATCTTTCTTCTCTTTCATCTTCTTTTCAATGGCTTGCTGCTGGGCGTTGTAGCGGCAAAGGAGTTCAACGTCTTCTTCCGTCCACTCACTTTCTGGCTTCTTGTACAGCTCAACGATTTGCGATTTAGAAATCTGCCGTGATGCCGTCTCCTGTTGGTTTTGTGACGTGCTTTTTTGTTTTTCCGTCGATGTCGGCGGAGTTAATATCGTTTCCATTTTTGTTACAGTAATTACCGGTTATAACTTTATCAAAATTATTTGGCTTAATAAGCCAGTCGAAGTTGAACCATGCGGACACTCGCAAAAAATCGCTCGCTACGGATTTGTCAATGGCTTCTTTGAATTTTTCCTTTCCGTGCTCAAGTATTCTTGCTCGTGTCATCTTTCGCCGGTTGTTTTCTATACTCTCAAGCCGTCCGTGTATTCCTCCGGTGACCGTGTTCCAGTATTCCACGAGATGTCGGTAGTCAATATTATCTTTACCTACTTCCTCACTATCGGTTTCAGTTGCATCGTCGGGCGGATTTCCGTCCGACACATTTTCTTCGCTAGAAGAAAATGAAATATTTTCTTTACTATTCTCTTCTTTACTCTTCTTTACTATACTATGTTTATCTTGAAGATAACCGAAATTTACGTTTTTGTTATCTTCGGAGATAACCGATGGGTTATCTTTTTGGTTATCTTCGGAGATAACCGATGGGTTATCTTTTTGGTTATCTT